TATAATTTCAGAAATTGACAAGGAAAAAGAGATTGTTATTTTAGAAAAGGTTGGAGAAAAAAGAAAAGAAAAAGATTCACAAGCAGGAACTCTCTTTGAAAACGAAATGTAGCACTTGCTTATAACTCACCTAAAGTAGCCAATCCACTTCCACGCCGCACTCTCGGCAGGCTTTGACAATCATTTCGGTATGCTTTCTCATGTACTCAATGTTTTTCCCGTGCAGCATACCGGGCAAAACTCCCTTTGTGCCGTTGCATCCTATTAAGGTTAGCTTGTCGCAGTCCTGTTTTAAAGCCCAAAAGATAGCAAGGTGCAGGATTGACCATAGTTGAATGTACGGGCCTTCCTGCTTCGCTATTGCCAACTTGACCAAGTCCAATATGTCGCTATACGGTTGCGGCTTGCTCGTGTCTACCCACTTCTGTTTTATTCGCTGCTCGCCTCCTTTGAACTTGAAATTGTTGTCAAACGGATAGTCCGGTATAATTAGCTTATGCCTGTACCCGGCCTTGTGCAGCATCTCGATTTGCTTGCCGTGTCCGCTTGCTGCCCATCGGGTGCGGTACAAAATAGCCGCTTCGTTAAGCCCTATGCTGTTTAACTGCTTCCAAGGTCGGGCATCTTTGTATTTCATCCCGGCAGGGTGCTTGCCTATGATTATCCACTCGCTCATTCTTCGGGCGTGTAATACCCTGCGGCAGTTGCTCGCTCGATTACACTCTCCGGCACGTCCTCGGTAGCCACCGGAACAAGTACATGATTGCAGTTATAACCGCCCCGGTACGTCCAAATGGTTTGGGCTGTTGTCGCACGGTTCTTACCCTGCCAGTCAAGTGTAGCCCACTCTTCCACTTCCCGTGCATGATAGATTTGATTCTGCCGGGCTTGGCAAAACTCCCGGCTGTCGGAGGTCAGGACCCCGGCATACTCGTAAAACTCAAAGCCAAGATCCGTGCTGACCTTATTCATGTACTCGGATTCCGCCACGCTGAAAATGTCCTTGGCATTTTGCTTCGCATACCGGACCATTCGGCCTTCAAATTCGGGTGTGCCTAACATATTTTCCCGTATGGATTTGACCAAATTAGGAAAGGTGTCGGCGCTTCCGATTGCGTTTTTCAAGATTTGCTCGAAGCTATCTTGGGCGAAGTCAACCGCTCCCTGTGTCAAACGCCGGGCGGCCATGTCCTTGCTCGCCTGCAAAACGGCCTGTGCAGTTGTTGAGGCTGAAATTTCGCCCCCGGTAATTACCGAAAATAGCCGATTGGTCAAAGCTGCGCCCGTGTCCATTTGGTTGACAAACTCCCTCACTGCCTCTTGGTATTCGGGTGAAAGATACGCAAGTCTTAGTTGCTCTACCAGTTGCCGTTCAAGGGCGAAGTTGGCCATTGAGGTAATTACATTTCCATCCGGATCCAACCTAAGCCGGGCAAGCTGCTCAACAATGGATTCAAACGCCCTTCTTTGCGCTCGCTTTGCCTGCGTTGCCAAGCGGTCGGGTACATCGTCAATCGCTCGCTGTATTTGCTCTATTATTTTGTCTCTCCGGGTTGCCATTAGAAGCTGTTGACTATGTAGCGTTGGTCTACCTTAGCCACTTCCACCTCAGCACGGCTAATTTCGGCACTTCCAAAGTCCGGTTCATAATCCCCAACTCGCACGTATTGGGTTAATCCAATCTTAAAGTTCCGGTGCATTAGGCCCACCGCAATAGATTGGTGGACGTTGTCCGGCACCGGGTCAATTTGCAATGTCTCAACCTTTTTGCCGTTGCTGAAAAAGCTCCGTTGGTACCCGTCGCTGCCTTTTTGTTCCCGGTGTTCAATGTTTTGAATGTAGCCGTTTAATAGCCGCCCACCTGCGTACATCTTTTGAACAAAACCTTGGGCGTAGTAATGCCCAAATGCGTCATGTTCATTTGTCCATGTCATTTGAAGTTCGCAGTCAGTCAATTCCTTAACATCGTAGCACTCCGAACACATAAACGTACCTACCGGATAGTTTTCCTCGCCAATAATTGAAAGCTCGGAAAAACACATTGTGTTTAATACTCCCGGCAGCCCGGCTGCGCTTATTCCTAAAATTGCGTTACTGTCGCTTTCTTGGGCAATAAATGTGTAAATGTAGGTGGTGGCCGTAATAGGCTGAATTGGGAAAAACGGGCTTGTTGTATTTCCGTTTCTTGCTCCAATAGTTTGCACGTTGCCGCTTGTATAGGTTAGGGTTGTCCTAAATCCGCCTGCGGAGTAACTGTCAAGGGTAACTTGCACCGTATACTGTTTGCCCTCTACAACGCATCCAATCGGAATTGAAAAGCCGGAGCCGTTTGGAGTTGCTTCCATGCAAATTGTATCTCCTGCGTTGGGCGCAATAGTGTCCCCAAAAGTGTACCCGGCGCCTTCTTCTTCCATGTTCGGGTTCGGATTTTGCTCCCCTTCTGCATCGCACGGCTCCCCGTTGAAAATGCAAATGGTTTGGCACCCGTCGTTCAGGTCTAAACAGGCTTCAATAACCCCCCTTGACAAGCCGCCGCCATCGTAGGTAAAATAAAATGGAGGGTCTTCACCAATTGCAACGCCGTACTCTTGCACCAACTCGAAGCCCTCCGAATCGCAAAGGCATAAGCAGCCAGTGAATGGGTCTGCGGTTGTTGCTTGGAAAGTTATAATGCCAAAGTCAAAGCTGTTGCCAAACATTTCGTATTGTCCGGGGCTTTGAATAGTCAATGTCGGGTCGTTGTCGACATCGTCAAAAACCACTTCGCCCGTACCGCGCGTATACTCGCAAATGTTCAAATTGTATCGGTACCATTTACCCGGTTGGCCAGACGTATCAAGGCCGCTAACCAAAGTAATACTGCCAGAAAAATCGGTTAAGCATAATTTCCCGTCGGATGTATCGTAGCTTATTTGGCTGATTGAGGTAGTTGAAACAAGAAATGGTAGGATTTGGTAAACGTTTCCGGCGGCAAATGCGCCACCCCCGGTTAAGGTTAGCTGGGTTGCTGCCACTGCTGTAACTGCAAATGTATCGCCTGTTGTTACATTTATAACTATTTGGCCAACTCCCAAACCAAGCGTGTTAAATGATGCGCCGGAGTCGTTTAATTGATTAGTGCCGCCCCCGGTTGCGGTGCCTGAATCTAAAGGGGTGCAATCGGCTATGTCTTGCCCTGTTTCTCCTGCCAAAAATTGAAAACAAAACGGTTCACCACTTTGCCACGGCAAACAAAATGGAGCCGCAACAATGCCGCACTTTTCAATTTTGTTATTAAACTGCTCGTTTTGCCATTGGTCGGGAAACTCATAAAATATGGGCGAACTGTATGGTATCGGCCTTGGTCGTCTAATTGGCATCGCTTTCTGGTTTTCTTAGGTTTAGCATCGTTTCCCCCTCAAATTCTCCTGTCGCTAATTTACGGCTAAATTCTTTAATCCATCCGTTTCGGCTTTCTCCATTGCCGGCAACTCGGTATAGCATCTTATTGAACGGACTTAGCTTAATCTCATTCCACTTTTGCAAACTTACATCACCCGTCATTTGGTTTCGTCGCAAAAAGGAATTACCGGTGTCAACTTGGGCAATTTCGCCACCGCCTAAGTCGTTGTTGATGGTGCGAAAATAGCTTTCTTCCATTAAGTAGTAATCGGCAAAACCTCCACCGGGATAACCGGGTCCAGTCTCGTCGGTGCAGGTAATTGCTACAAAAACAATATCACCCGAATTAAGAGACCAATAAGGAGAAGCCAAAAATATGTCAAGAAAGTTCGGAGCCGTGTTTCCGTCTACAAATAAAACGCCACTATCTACCGTGTTCAATACGTTGTTTAAACTGTCTGTATGGTAAATTTTCACCTGTATTTTTGGAAAAAATTCTACCACATTGTAATCTACAAAAACCCGGAGCAACGTTTGAAAAGAAGCGAACGAAGTGGCGGGAACCACGTAGTTAAAGGTTGTGGATGCGTCGTAGTTGTTGCCTGCATCGAAGCCCGGTGAAACGCTATCGTTATCGAATTGAGCCTTAAATTCATCGTTTACAGTTGGGGTTGGAGGACTGCCAATAAAAATTCCTGTGGTCGTGTCGTTCCAATTAACGCCGTTTATTGCGGTGGATGCAAATTTGTACCCTTGCAATCCGTTGACCGTAACAAAACCGCTATTCTTGTTGGCCAAAAAATCCAAAAGAACCCCGGCTAAATTTTGATAGAATTTGAATACCGAACCGGGCAGGCCAGTCAGGTTGTTGACTATTACGCTTACATTATTAATTGGCTCGTTATACACCCAAAAGGACGCCCCAATGTTTTCAACTTTGCCTTGGTAGCCTGTTCCATCGTCGTAACCAATTACATAGTACACTTCGTTGTCGTTGTCCTCGCTTGACGAGGATTGTTGGGCAAAGATTAAAGACGTGTCGGTTATAAGCGTTTCCATTCTTAGGTTTAGCTCCCTGTCTAAGTTCGTAACCGATCGGATTTGAAAACTCTCTTGGAATTGGTACCGGAACGGTGCGAATGGAACAAACCCAGTCAAATCTTCCTCCTTACTTCCGGCCAAAATGGAGCCATACAAAAGCTCTGTATTAGTCGATTCTTGAACCCCAACCTCCAGTTCGGTCAAGTCGGTTATGGAGGATTGACGAATAAAATCAACCGTCTCAACCCTTAGCGCAAGTTGGCCGCTGCTGTTTTTTTCAATGAAATACACTAAGTTGTATAGCTTGCTAAGGTCTGCCCACAAGTCTGCAAAGGATATTTCGCTTCCGTTATTTCCTGCGGCAATTGCATTTCGCAAGGCTTGGCCCCGGATTAAAAAGCCTGTTTCTTGGTCGCTGTCGCTATTGGTAAAAGGCGAAAGCGAATTGGAAACGAATTGCAAGTCTCCATCGGTCATGTACGCCACAAGCGCATCCATCGCCTGATAATGAGACAAGGCCGAAACGGTTTTTTGAACCCCCGGCGTTGCAAGCCCGTTGGTTAAGCTCGACCGCACCCGGAAGTTGGTAAATGAAATCCGGGACGAAACATCTACATCGTTTTTGGAGTTGTCAACCCCAATTACAAACTTAATGTTCTTGTTGTTTTCAATCTTGGCAAAATAACTATTGTCTACTATCTGTATTTTGACTTCCTTTTTGTAAAGGTCAAAAATGCAATCGGTCAAAAATATAAGACCGTTCCAAGCGGTTTCGTAGGCGTTGGTGGCATCGTTAAACAATACAATTGTGCAAGGAATGTTTTGGTCAAAGTTTCCAATGTATTGAGCGTGCAAAAAATCGTAACCTTGACCGTTCAATGTTAATTCCCCATCAATCTCCAACAAGAACCGCCGCTCCTCAAAATCAAAACTTACCTTTTCGGCCAGTTCGTTTTGGCCGTCGGTAATGTCGGCTGTATACTCGGTTGCGTTTATAAAAAACCGTAGTTTATCTTCCACCTCTTATTTTTTTACGGGTTTCTTTTAGTTGAGCAAATCCGGTGCGCTGTACGCCCGTCTGCTCTTTAATGGCTCGGTACAATCGGTAATCGTCAAAATTACCGCTTACGCTTACCCCTATTGCCTTGGCCATCCTTTCAGCAAATTGTTCTTCATATTCCCGTTCGGCCCGTTGTAGTTCGGGTGCCACCCAGTTGCGGTAAATGAACTTATCCAAGTCCCCGTTTATCCAAGACTTTGCAAGGCCGGGATATTTGGCATTGTCGGCTGTTGGTATAATCGCTTCACCTTCATTTAGCCAAGCAGGAATGGTATCGCGTCCGACGGGCGCACCGTCTCGCTTTAAGAACTCGGTACCCTCAAAGAACTGCGGTGCCTGTGGGCGTTCGGTGCGAAGCAATGCGTCCGCTTCGGAAAAAGCGGCAATAACGGTTCCGATCATTGATGCAATGTACCCGGCAATAAGGAACGGTGCGCCCGGCCCTTTGGCTGATGCCGCTGCGGTCGCTCCTGCAATAGCCGTACCAATCGCTTGGGCTTTTTGCACCGCTAAGTTTGTAACTGCCAAAGCCTTTGCAAAGTCGCTGTATTGCCCTGCTTGGGTTGCTGCGTAAGTAAGTAAGCCGCCCGTAAAATCTTGGAACAATTGTAGGCCGCCTTGCAAGCCCTGCCCTAAGCTCACAAATTCAAATTTCAACTGTTGAGCTTGAGCCAATCCCTTCTCAAAAAACTCATCTTGCTTGTCTGACGCTTCTTGGTAAGCATCTCCAATCGTGTCAATTGCCTCAGTGTTTAGCCCAAATTCTTCAGCAAGGCGCTCAAAGTCAATGTCGGGGGCAATGTTCAACTCGGCTTCTTCTTCGGGTGAAATGTCAAAATCAAGCTCGCCCATGATACCTTTGGCTATGCTTGATATGTTCCTTAGTTTCCCCTCCACTTCACCTAAAGAAGCGGCATAGGCTTTGGCATCTGCCATGTTGCCTTGGGCAATCGCCTCCATTAAGTTGGCTTTTAGGTCTGACGCTTCTTTGTTCAAGGCTTCGAAGGCTCCTGCTAAAGTTGGTTCTTTTTTCGTTCCTTTGCCCGCTAAGGTTCTTGCCAAATTCCTAACCTCCGGCTCTGTCAATCCCAACTTTTTAGATTCATCGGTAAGTTTTTTTACCTGCTCACCTGTGAGTTTAAACTCCTTACCTATTGCTCCAAAGTCAATTTCTTTGATTTTTTTGCCCGTGTCTTGGAATGCATCGCTTAATAATTGAAGCTCGGCGGTAGCTTCTTCTTCCTGCTGCACCATTTCTGCCAAGCTGTTAATAAGGCCGCCATCGCTTGTTAGGTATTCGTTGTATAGGTCAACTGCTGTTGCCGCCGCTCCAAATGTTGTTGTTGATTGCAATCCCTGCAAAGCTCTTGCTTTTTCCGCCCTCCTTAACGCTTCCTCCTTGCTTATTCCTTGTTCTTGCAGCTTTCTTATTATTTGCTCCTGCTTAACCTGCGCCTCTAACTGCAATTCCTTAGCCTTTTGAGCCATTGCCTCTTGCGCCGCCAAAGTGATACGGCGGTCAAACTCATTGTTCGCTGCATTAACGGCTGCCTGCAATTGATAGTAGTTTGCCGTTTCGTCCTCTAAGTTTTGAAGATTCGTGCCTGCTAACTTGTTAAACTCGTCTAACAATTCCGCGCGCTCTTTGCTTTCTGGGTTGGTAGTTTTAAGTGCTGTCGCTAATTCATTAAGCTCTACCTTCTCCTTTATAAGCGATTCCGTGGCCTTGTCTCCGGCTTCCTTAATTGCTTTTTGAGTTTCGCTAACCCCATCAAAGGCGTCAATAAGGTCCGGCAAAAATACAGCAAGTGCTGTAAGTGCGGAAAGGACTGCACCAATCGGGTTGGCCGCCATAGTAAGGTTGAGCGTCCTAAACGAGCTAATCAACTTGCCAAGTTTGAACGCTCCAAATACAGCCACTAATTTTCCGGCAGCCTTGGCCATTTCAAACACCGTGTCTGCATCTAAATTGCTTAAGAAGTCAACCGTCCCTTTCAGCAACTTATTGAACGCAGGAAGTAGCTTTTGCCCAATCTCGGCTTGTAAATCTTGAAAAGTAGCTTGCAATATACGCTGTTGGTTCGCCACTCCATCGGATGTTTTGGCAAAGTCTCCTTGGGCATCGCCTGTCTGCTTAAATATAGCCGCTTGTGCTGCCAAAACTTTCTGTTGAGGCGTAAGGGCTTGTTTTGTGGTTTCAACTATACCCAAGGCAAGGGCCTCTTGCCTTAGGCTTGCATCATCCAACAAAACACCGTAGCGGCGTATCGGCTCGGATTCACCACGTAGGGCTGCACCGATTGCCATAATCGCTTCCTCGGGGGTTGTGTTATTGAATGAAGCAAGGTCGGCGGATAGCGTAACTAAATCCGTACTAAAGTTGGCCAACTCGGTTCCGGTCAAGCCTGCTGACTTGCCAAAGGTTGCAAAGGTCGAAGCGGCATCCATTGCTTGCGTCTTACTTTGCCCCAGTTTCTCGGCTGCATTTTCAGCAAAGGCAATGACTTCTTTGGAGGCATCCCCAAAAATCTGCTCCGTTTTGCTTATTGTTTCGTTAAGGTCAGAGGCAGCGTCTATGCTTGACTTGGTAAATTGTATTATTTTTTCAGCTGCAAATACGGTGGCAATGGTTTGACCCAATCGCTTCACCGTGTCGTTTAGGTTGTTTACTGGCTTTTCAGCTCCTTTAAATCCCTTATTGGCCTTTTTCTCAACGTCTCCAAACTCCTTCTCTAAAACATTTAGCCGCTTAATAACATCGTCAAGGTTTTTGTCGGCGGCGCTTGTCCGTATTTCCAGTTCCTGTATTATCTTGTCGACTGCCATGAGCTAAGTGTTTAATTTTCAGAACAAGGTCGTTAATTGTTCCGCCGTTAAGCATCGCATCAAATTCAACCTTGCTACCCCCACAAAGATACAAAATGTCAGCGTCAAAGTTGCTTACCCATTCATAGAGCTTATCTCTGACGCTATTGTCTTGTAGGCGGTCTTTGCGTCGGCCACCTTTTGGCTGCTGACGGTCCATAGCTCCTGCCAAACGCTTTCCAATTCGTTCACTTTGGGCAAGTAGCTGCTCATGCCACTTCGCAAAAAAAAAGCATGGTCGGCAAAGTTACCCTCGAACAATCGCCTCTTTTCGGCTCTGATCTGCTCGTTGATTTCAAAGGGGTTCTCGTCATCCCTAATAAGGTGCAGGGCTGCCAAGTCCAGTATCAAATCGGTATGCAACCCAATAGACTTGTGTCGATACTCAATCTCTTGGAAAGTCCACAAAGCGGTCTGCAAGCCGTTGCCCCTGTCTTTGCGTCCGCTACCTTCAATAGCCTGTACTATGCTGTTTCTTGCTATCTCAATGAGCTTGGTAAGTTCCTCGCTGCTTAGGCGGCTTTCGAGGTTGATTAAGATAGCCTGCATTTCTTTGTAGCGGACCAAAGGTATATTTCCGCTATCGGTAAATTGGTAATACGTTCGCCCTTCAAGGTCAAAGGCAACCTCGCACATCTCCTTCCAATGCTTTTGCCCTTTTTGGAGTGCGGCCATAACGCCATCGGAGTTAAGGCGAAGCAGTAAGCGGGTAAGGGTTTTCGTTATTCTTTTCATGCTTTGGGTTTGTTAATTGATAAATTTTGTCAAAAGGTAGTTGCAGCCAAGCAGGGCAAAAGCAAACGGCACGAACCAAAACACGGTTGGCCAACTTATGCCATTGCATCCGAACCAAACGGCTGCACCCCAAACGCTGCTCATGCAGGGCGGGCAATCGGTAAGCGGCTTATAAATCCACATATTGTCTCCGTAAATCGGCAGCCTGTCGAGTAGGTCGCTTATTTGCTCGTTAAGTTGTACCAGTCCATAAACGCCCCAAATGAGCGCAACGGCAAATGGTAATAAGGTGTAAATCTGCTCTATCATAACGCTGTAACTGTTTGTAAGGTCGGAGGCGCAACGCCCGGCTCAAAGGTAAGCAGCCAACCGTTGTTACTGGATAGCTGCACAACGGCGGTAAGATTGGCGCCATCCGCAACTGCCCAAACTTGGTACACGCTGCTCGAATTGAAAAAGCGGTCGTACTCGGTCAAGTCAAGTATCAACGCCCCTGCTCCGGTGGAAGTTATATCGAATTTGACTAAACGCCCATCGCCTTCCCTGTAAGCGTACACATCGTAAGCGGTGGCCGGTGATGCTGTGCCTATGTTTAGCGTCTGCGTAGTTGTGCATACGGGCGCAAGTAGTGGCTTGGCCTCGGTTAAATCCTGTCGACAAATTGGGTTCATTTTTCGGTTTTCATTTCATTCAAATATACGGAAGTATCGGCAAAGCAAGGCGAAGTGATGCGAATGTACGCCTCTTTTCTGCCTCGGATTGCGTTCCATAGCTTAGCTCCAAACCATTTACCCGGTCGCTTCCAGTAACCAACGGCGGTTAAGTCGCCGTAAGCCTCTACCCTGACTTTTGCGGTGCTGCTGTCAGGGTGTAGCCTGACTTCGGTCCGGGTGCAAAGCGTATCAATGGTCAGCGAATAAGCCGGGCATACCTGCACCGTATCGTACCAATCCCGGTACACTAAGACCGGAAAGGTGTCTGTAACGGTGCGCCACTTGGTGCGGTACACGAATTGAACGGATCGTGGCCTGACTTTAAGGCTATCCAAGAGCCGCTTATTCTCCCGCCTTAGTTGCTCGCCTGTTACCACTACCTGTCGTGCCTTGCTGCTGTACACCTCCTGTTGAGCTTCGTAGGCTTGCTCCCACCTGTACGCTTGCTCGCTTAGATTGCAGCTATGTTTGGCCATAAAGAATAAAGCAGCAAGTGCCGCCCACTTCCAATGTGCTGATATGAATCCTATCCAGTTCATCGTATCTTTCCATCTACCACTCGGAAGTTGTCAACGGTGAAGTTACCCTCTTCGTCAAGCTCCACAATCGCCCCACCGTGATTCCATTTGGTGTAAGCAAAGGGTCTGTATTCCGGTTCAAGGTCGCAGAAGCACCCAGTCGAAAAGCAAGCGGTTGCATCGCCTTTTAAGTTGTTTTCGTGGTGTTCAGAAGTTTGGTGATTGTGGCCTGCTAATACGCTGCTTTTGGCTCGCAAAAATAAGCCCCTCGCAGGATTGACCGGGCTGAAAATAGATTGACCAAATTCGTGTCCGTGTACCACGTGCAATTTACCAAAGGACGCCTTCTGCCTGCTGTCAACTAGCTCAATGCCTAATTCTTGCAATCCAAGTACGTCCGCCAAAGCGAAGCCTTTGAAACCTGCAAGTTCGGGGGTGTTGTCCATTAAATAACGCTCCCATCTGTCCTCGTGGTTTCCTAACTTGTAATAAACGTCCACGTTTAGCGAAGTCAAAAACTCCAAAAATTCCCTTGCTACATCTACCTCAACAACCATTCCGGGTGTGCTTGGGTCTTTGCTCCATCTGCTAATTTTGGCACAATCTATAACATCGCCATTAAGATAGATAGCCTCTATACCTTCTTTGAAGCCATAATCCAAAGCCGCCTCAATAGCCGGGTTGAAGTGGTACGGGATATGCAAATCTGACAATACCAATGCCTTCTTGTTCTTGCTCGGCAGCTCCCATGTAGGCTTGGCCGTCTTAATCCCTTTGCTTTTGAACGCCTTGTAATACTCGGACGGCTTCATTTCCTCTCTTTGAAACTTTTTGAATTGAGGGTTAAGCCGTTCAAAGCTGTCGCTGTTAGTGCCATTCGCACCCCTCCTTGTGCGTATCATGTGCCGCACGTTTTCAACCTCTTTTTCCTTTTGTGTATGGTCAAAAACCCTTGGGTAAAGCTCTACAATCTGTCGTGCTAAGGTGCGGTTAGCGAAGTCATGGTCGCCCATTGCAGCCATGTGCTTTTCAACTATGTCCACCTTTTCAGGCACAAGTACTGACTTACCTCTTTTTTTGCTTTGCATTGTTTATGGTTTTAAGTTCATTTCTTTCATCCACTCGCTTACATCGAAGCACGGGCAAGCCTTGCGCACACCGGGCAAATCTCGGTGGCCAACTACTTCCGCACCCGGAAACAAACCCAACAAGTCCTCAACAAGTTCCGCCATTGTCTGCTTCTGTTGCTCGGTTCGGTTGTCGGTGGGCTTGCCCCTTTCATCTATGCCACCAATATAGGAGACGTGGATGCTGTCGGCATTGTAGCCTCTTGCGCCGTTGGCAACTTTCTCGAACGGGTGCGTATAAACGGGCTTACCGTCTCGCTCAATTATTACATGATAGCCGGGATTGCGCCACTTCTTTACTTCCTTAAAATAGCGAAGTACGCTTGCAGCCGTTGCCTCGGTGCTGCTTGCTGTTGTGTGCAGGACTATGCGGTTAATCGGTCGCATCGGTTTCTATTGGTTCGGGCGGTGCAGGAGCAACCCAAGGAATTATTGGCAATGCCTTCACCCATTCAAAGTCAGGGTTGACGCAGTTAGCCATTTCCTCAACTGAAATAATCCAGTTAGCTGGGTCATTGCCATCTAAGACAGGGTTAAAATAGCTGTTGGGGGCGTATTGCCTGCCTACCAGTTGGTCTTTTTGAATGGGTGTCAGCAAGCCTACAAATTTGTCGTAATCGCTTGCTTTGAGTTCGGTTAGATTCATGGTACATTTCTGTTTAGTGCTGTCATAAAGGCTTCAACGCAAGCTCTCAAAGCGGCTTCCTCGGTTGTGGTGCTTACTCCAGTTGTTATTAGGGCGTAGCCAAATGCCAAATCTTGAAATGAGGTTGGAGGATTGTCATTAACTCTTGATGCCAATGCCGGGGCAACTCGATGATTGTTGGTATAATCTTGGCTCGTTATTCTTGTCTCTACATATCTAACACCATTCGCATAAATGTCATATCCACCACTTCCTGCCGGCAAATACCTTGATTGGCCAAAAAAACCTCCAGTTGTCAGGATTGATCCATTTGGTCCGAAAAATTGATTTGCATTGTTTCCAAAATAAGAATTAACCCTTTGGAATAGCAGGTTAAGCCCATACCTAACGCTGATACCGGGGTTTGGAAAAGCTATACCTGATTCAAACCAATATAAATACCTTTGAATAAAACCTGTAGATATTGGCACGTCTTTGGAGCTATAAATCCAAACGGACATATCCCTACCGTCAGGTATCTCATTTGGTGCAAAAAAGTCAAAGTAGGCATTAGTACCATTCCCCTCTGCTCCAATAGAGCTGAAAATCATACCACCATAAAAGTTGATAGCACTCGCAGGGTTTTGACCCTCAATACCCTGTTGAGCTGCATTTGTACCAATGAAAGGAAGCAGCCTAACGCAACCAGTCCACCAATCGTAGGTGCTGTTGTTGGGGCCTGTTCCTTTCAAGTCTAAGAAATGGTTATTGATAGCCGATTCTTCCGCACCACTCACGGTATATCCTGATGCATCCAAAGCGTCAATATACGACTGCGCGTCAGGGTCGTTTGGAGCACCACCACCGCCGCCGCCATCAAAAGCAGTCGTACCACGCCTAAAAATAGACAGGTCTTTGCTGCTGCTTAGTCGCTTGTACTTCGCCCAACTCATTTGTAGTAAGTTACATGAAGCGTCATTGTAGTACCGCTGTGGCCGCTGTCTCGGATTACCTTAAAGTTGTCGATGTCGTTCTTACTTAACAAATCGAAGGTGTCGTTTGCGTTGCGGGGCATACCATCTGTACCGCTTGGGTCGCTGCCAGTTGTAAGGAAGCGAATAGAAGGGCCGCTTGTATGGTCGGATTCCACAATACAAAACGCATACCGGGCGTCTGCCGGGATGTTTGCAAGTCCAAGGGCGTTGGTGCTAATTGTTAATGTTTCGTAGCCAACGGTCTCGTTTAAAAACGTCTGTTGGTTCGCGTTTGCAGCTTCATAGAAGACTTTCTCTGGGTAATTTGCCATGATTTAAGGGAGTTTAATTTTACCAAAAAAGGGTTTTTTGCTTGTGCTTTTCTTGCCTTGGCATGACCATAAGGCACGGGCAAAGGCGTTGGGGCTGTACTCACCGGAGCTGATACCTGCGCTTCTTGCACAGTAGTTATCTGCTGCGTCCGTTCCCGGTTTAATCCGGTAGCCCTCTGCGCCAAAGTGAATAGGCGGCTTGCCCGGCTTTGTTGCCTTGTACTTTTTGCCTTTGCGTTGGCTGCGGGTTATGTTATATCCTTTGTACTTAGCCATTATGGACAGCTTGCTGCGGTTATACATTCAAGAGTGCCATGCACTTCCAAGCTAACATCCAATCTGACCGCCTCCATGTCGTGGCGTAACGGGTTCGGGATGTTAGTTAGAAACTCCTCCACAACGTCAGGTCCATGCAAATAGCTTTCAACGGTTGTCCTTATGCGATCCAGTTTTAAACTCGCTCTAAGGCTTGCAATGTTCTTGACTTGGATTGCCTTCTGAATTGCTAAGGCTATGTTTTGGCCGGTGTATTGGGTATCTTGCTGCCATACGTTGCGGCTACCAACCCAATAGAGGCGAAGCGGAAAGGTCAGGCCAATCCGGTCTTTGCCTCCACGTACTTCGTCCAATAGCTCGGTGGATTCCTCCCCGTTGGTCAGCCAAAAAATAAAGCCGCTTTGCCACTGGTACTTGGTAACGTGCCTTAACTGGTCTTTGCCTGTGTACAATGCCGGGTAGCTGCGTTCGCCATCCTGCACCATCGTACACAGCGTCCGCACCTCTTGGGCGATATTTGCAGGCAGCCTGCTATTAAGCTCGGTTAGGATCGCTTCAATCATCGCCACAATTTACGAAATACTTCACGATTTTTTTCAATGGCCAGTTCTCGCTCGGATTGGCTGTATTTAAAGGCGTCCTCGTATTTTTCGAGCAACCCATCAATTTTGCCTTGTGGGTTTTGTGTTGAGTAGTTTACGCCGATTGAAATAACAATGCCTTGTTGGGTCGTGCGAACGGTCGGGTTCACCACGCTCGTTAAATAGGCCCGATTAAATAAACCTTCAAGGAATAGATTGACCTTGCCCCCTCGCCCAATAGCTCGTTTAAATTGCCCGTAACCGCCCTTAAAATACCCTACCCCTGATTGGCGGGGAGATTGGCTTGCACTTACATAAATCGGCTTAGTTGAGTAGGCAGGCGTTATAGGCCCGCCATCGCTGCTGATTCCGTCTTGAAAGATGCGTTTGCCAACCTCCCGGCCAACGGCAGAGGCAGCACCAACATACAACTTCTGATTGTTCACCTCCGAAGTAATGTCGTTGAGCTTCTTGCGAAATTGAGCTATTGAACGGTTGGCCATGCTGCGAAGGTACAAAAAAGCCGCCTCACTCAAAAGCAAGGCGGCCAAACATCAACACACAAACAAATGAAACTTGCTGCTGCTAAGGTAGGGATTTTAGTCGATTAATCTTCGTTCAAATAATCCCAACAAAGGTCAGATATTGTTTTCTGTATTTCTTTTTTGTCATAAGGATAAACACAGCAATAAGCCTTTACGGTCATATCTGCTAATCCTGACGCTAAAAAAATAGGAAATTCTTCTTTGTAGCATACTGTTGCGCCCAATGCCACCGCTGCAGCAGCAAATGCCCCAATTGTTACTTGTTCTTGTTCTTGTGAAACAGATTTTTGAATTGATTCTCTATTTTCAATCTCTTCTTCAAAAGCCTTTTCTGCTAATTCTGCGGCTAATTCCAATTCTTCTTTTGTGGCATCTCCATTGCCGTACCTTATGCAGGTATCAACTGCGTTAATGCTCCTTTTGTCAAACATTAAGTTTGTTACTTGCTTGGCTATTATTCCTAATAACCCTGTTAGTTTTCGGCTGTTGGGTTCGGCAATTTGGTCTATGCCAATTGTCATTAATGACTTTACATAGGCCATTTCGTAATTCCCTTCGCTTCTCAGAGCCTCAATTTCTTTAATCATTTTGCTTGTTTTTAAAGGTTGTGAATTTGAATTGTCGGTACTCTATAAGGTTTTCCCGTTCCCCTTATTTTTCGTTTTTTAATCGGTTTATTCGCCGTTGCATGGCTCCAATTCGCCCGTAAAGGTGCTGTATGGTCTTGCGGTGTTCGGCGTCCAAGGCGTTGAATTTAATTTTCCAAGCCTTAGCCTCGTTGTTATACTCGGCCAACCTTTTGCCCAAAGCATCTAATTGCGCGTTTAGCTTCTCAATGTGTGCGTTTGCTAAGCGATTGTTTCGCCTTGCCTGATCCAAATCTGCATCCAATGTCCTTGCTTCTGTCTTCGCGTCATCCAGTTCAGCTATCAAACGCTCATTGTCTCTAAGCAGGCGAAGGATAATGTAAGCGGCAAAAAACACAACCGCACCGATTATCGAAAGGTATAGTGTATGTGTCATGGTTTGTTGTTTTCGGTTCTCCAAACGTAATAAGCTGCTACAACGGTAGCTGCTGCAGAAACGGTGCAAATGCCAACCGCCCAATTAAGTAGTGTTTCCATTAGTCGGTTATTTCGAGTTTGTCAATGTCAATTCCAAACTTCTCGGCTATCTCGGCACGGGTCAGCTTTACTTTTTTTGGCATTTCTCGCCATTCACCATGTCTCAACACAATACTATGGTCATTCGCCTCTTCTAATGTTTTTGCCTCATAACACAATACGTCGCCACCATTCAGCTCGGCAATAAAAACCCGTGGCTCCCACTTTCCGTCTAACTTGACTTGAATCATCCTTTCCAAGCTATCCTTGGGAACGATTGCCATTTCTTGGTGGTAGAGGCAAGGGAATTCGTCACTCACAAATCTCTTACCTTCTGCTGTATAAGTTCTGTGTATTCCATTATTAAATGAAACAAGAATTGGGTATAGGTCTTCATTGTTGTTTATTTGAGCTACTTTACCCCACTCTTGAAGCAAAGCGTCAAAAGCTTTTTGGCCTACTTTAAATTCTTTCATGTCGTTTGTTTTTGATTTGTACAAACTTACAAACCAAATCAATACGCAAATGTTAAAAACCGTTAAAAAGGCATCCAAGAACGGCTGAACGTATGCAGGTCGTACCTCATGCAGTCGAGGGCATCCGCTCGCTTCATCTGGTCGGCTCTGCTACCTTTTAGGATAGAGCCATCGGGCAAAGCCTGCACAAACTCGCAGTCTCTAATTAGCAACTTGCAGGCCGGGTTTATAAGTACCTCCGGGTGCTTGGCAAAAACGCTATTGCACAACCTCCGGCTCTCTTGGTGCGGTGGGTTTGACTTGGCAACGGCGATGCTGTTTTCTCCTATTCTGAACGCCTGCTGAATCTCGGCCCACATATTGCGCCCTACCTTGGTGATGACCGATTGCGCCCTTCCGGTAGCATCGCCTGTAATAAAGTAATTCTTGTTGGTGGCCTGTGCAGGGGTTATGCTTTCGATATGCCTTACCAATGCCTCAATGTATGTTTCATCGCTGCCTACTTGGCTGCCTGTAATTGCCACCTCGGCAAAGTAGTGTATGTATTCGCTTGTGCCGTTCCAACCTCTATGGGCTAAAACCGCCACAAACGGGTTGTTATTAAAGTCAATGGAGACGTACACAGGCATCTTATCGTTGTACGCTGCCTTCTCGCTTACGTGCTTTGTACGGCTAAACGCATAGAGCCAGTTAAGCCCGGTCAAGGTAACCCGCTCGGCCAAGACCTCACGCCTAAAGGTGATTTCGTCAAACGCCTTCTCCAATGAAGCGATATAATCGCCCGGCAGGTTCGGTGCATTGTCGTAGGTCGTGCCTATTGTACAGGGTATGGCATCCGCCCCATAAATCAATTCATCCAAGTCCGGGTTGCTGCTTGGTGGCGTCAAGGTCCAAAGCATACGGGGTGATTTCGATCCGCTCATCCGCCCCCGGACCACTTGCAATATGTCAAGGCTTGCATCTTGGACCTCATCGCCCCACGCCCAACCTAATTCAATACCTCTAAAGTATTGCTCTAAAGTGAACACGATCACCTGCGCTCCGTTTGCGAAGCTCCAAACCATGCCATGCTTGTCAAACTTGGACTGGTAGCCGAAGTAAGGCGTCGGGTTCTTACCGCTCACAAAGTGTTCGCCCTCAATTAGCCCATAATCGGCCAAGACCTGTATAAACTCTTTGAGCGTCGCTCTGTTGAGCTGTGGTGAATTATTGGAGAATATGCCTCCAACTTCCTTTGGTCGCTCGATTATTTTCTTTAGCGCCCAATGCGCTCCGGTGATTGTCTTACCGGACCTAATGCCACCTACATAGGCATAGATTGGCTCCTTCTCGCTGTTAAGGATTGCGGCCAACTGCTTGCCGTGCAGGATAAACTTATTCGCCATTGCTCGGCTCGGTCGGGTGTACTTGGAACGAAATAGACGTCGGCCATTGCTGCTGCTTCTTGTCGTTGCTGTCGGGCCTGTTGTACCCTCGCTTCTTGCCCTTGTTGTTAAGATAGAAGATAGTGGCCGTTGTATCGCCCTTCGCTATCTGTCCGTGTAGCTTGCTTTCTGCGAAGTCAAGAGCCACGTCCTCGATTGCGTCTACTGCTGCCTTATATTCCGGGTCGGCCTTCATCCAGTCGTAGTGCGTCCACCTGTCAATGCCTACTTGCTTCGCTGCTGTGGTAACAATGCCAAGGGATTTTTCCAAGGCTTGCAGCATCGCCTTTTTTTTAATGTTGGTTTTTGAAGATTTGGTCGGCATCTTACTTGGCCTTTACGTTAAACCCTCGGCTATGCAGTTCGTCCATTAAGTCGTTCAGCTGCTCCGGGTCTTTACACTCAACTTCCAACCGGGTAAATTCATCGCCTTGGTCGTCCTGCTCCAATTCGCCCTCACCATCAAACCCCGGAATATCTAATCCCCATGCTTCCAGTTCCGCTGCATCCCATTCGTTTGCTAATACCTCCCAATTATTCTCCCCAAACCCAACGTTGTCTTTGATTATAAACTCCCGCTTCTGCGCCTCGGTCAGTTCGCTTGCTTTAATCGTCCAAACTTCTTTATGCTTTAGCTCCTGCAACGCCCTGTATCTTTGGTTTCCGCCCAAGATAACATCGTTCTCGTCCACCACAATAGGGCGCAGCTTTAGCATTTCCGGAAACTCCTGAATGCTGTTTTTTAGCTTGGTAAACTTCTCGTCTCGAATTACCCTCGGGTTGTCCGGGTTCGGCTTAATTTCTCGGATTGGGCGTAGCTCCATGCACAATGCTTTGCACCAAAGATACGAAATTATCTACTGAACGCACAATGTAGTAGCTCCCGCCTTCCTTTTCAAACTTGGCTTGGAATTCTTTCTGCTTCGGGCTTTGCCTCCCTTTCTCGGTCTTTAGCTCTATCCCGTGCAGTTGCCCCCGGTAGTAAAAAAGCAAGTCAGGCACCCCGGCCATGCATCCCATGCCAACAAGTACCGCACCATGCTTTCGGTTCTGTGCCGTTCCGTTCGTATGCCATAAAAGCAAATCCGGGTATTGAAACCTAAACCATCGGACGCAGGTTAATTGCAGGCTATGTTCGAGGGACTTTGCCATGTCCCAAATTTAGGCAAAATTAGCGACCAAATCACTAAGGCATAAGCTCAACGCCTGCATAAAAGCACAACTCTTTAAGCTCCTCTGCGGTTTTCTTGCCCGCATAATTGCAACTTAAAAACTTTTTTATAGACAAATTAGACAAGTCTTTTACTTTATCTGTTATAGCAACCCCTAGTTTGTTTTTATTTGCCGCTAATATATTAAGACATCTTACGCTTAAATCAGTATCTACAATTGTTGTTTCTTTTGTTACTTCGGCAAATTTTGAAATTCCATTTGCCTCTTGCTTTGCAAAAAAATACTGCTTCTCAACTTGTCGCTTATAATTGTTAACGATTGATAATGCTTGCAAAAACTGCTTCTTGGTTATTTCGTGTTTTTGATTCGCTTTAGAAAAATTAGCGACCAAATCCTTGCCTGTAATTCCTTTGTACATCGCAAGCATTTCATGTTCGTAGCGCACCCTAAAAAAGTCCTCGTATGGAAACAAACAAACTTCCATGAACCCGTTCTTGTCGCCCGTAATGAAAGACAAATCGCAGTAGCGTTCATCGCTCAATCTAAGCGAGTAATACACCTCACCTTCGCCCATGTCGTTTTTCTCGAAGCCGTATGCTTCTAACATTTCGGGGGTGATTGGTTTCGGGTCGGCCAACTTTTTGGAATTTTCTTTAAGCGCAAAAGCCAAAACGTATTCCAAGTCGTTCTCGTTGACGCGCTCTGTATCCCAAGAGACGAATTGTGGGTGTATTTCGTTCCAGTTCCAGTCGGCGGTATCTACATCTTCGCTAATTTGCAGGAAGATTGATTTGGGGGTGTTTTTCATGGTTCTAATTTTTGCCAGTTTTTCGCTTTAGTGGCGGTTATTTGTCCAGTTTTATACTGTGCCAAAACTCAAATTTTATCCCAAAATTGGCTGTCGATAAACTTGTCTACATGGTCGCTTGGCTCTTTGCCGTTGCCTATGTCCTCAATCGCACCCTTCAAGTCCTCCAACAATTCCGCCACAAACCTATGCTTGTAAAAAGGCTTTGTTTCGTCCTTGCCTGTTTGCTCAAATCGCTGCTCCAATCGCTGCTGAATGTCGTGGATGCGCTTGTAAATTAGTTGTGCTTCGGTTTTCATTGTTCGTTGTTTTGGTTTTTGAATAATTGCATTTTTAGTTGACTGCCAAGGCCCGGCTTGTCAATGTCCGCTTCTGTGTCTACTCCGATCCGGCGCAACTTCGCCTCAATCTCCTGCTTTAAGTGCGGAGGGCAAGGTACGCCCGGCTCTTGCTCCGGCTCCGGCTCTTTCCATTTCGGCCAAGGATATGGCTTCAATTCGCTTTTACCTGTCAGGCTGCTAAAGTCGGCATGGATTGGCCTGTATTGCCTTAATCGCTCAAACACTCGCTTGGTGTCGCTGCCATCGTACCTCCCGGCCAAAGTAGTGGGTGCATTATTGCTGACAATCCAAGTCGGGCTTTTGCGTATTCTCCGATACTCAAAAAAGCGATACGCAAAATTGATATTTGCCCCAAAGGACTTCCAATCGCCCTCCGCTCCAAAGTCGTCTACAATCACCCAACGGTGTGCATGGGCTTGCAGCCATTGTTCAAGGTGATGGTCCGGATTCCGGTTGGCCATGATTTCGCCCTGCAACTTGGGCAGGTTGAAAATAATAGGCCCGCTATTGTCCGGGTATGCCCTTTCAAGGATTTGGCAAACTGTGCTTTTCCCCGTTCCGGATTCGCCGTAAATTATCGCCTTCTCTTGGTTTTCTGCTGCCTCGCAAATAGCAGCTAAAAAGGCTTTTGTCTTGTCGTCAATAAAAAAGCCCGGCTTGCCTTCGCCCTTTGGCTTTATTATCTGTTGGCTAAGTAGCCACAATCGTTGGTTCAATGGTTTCATTCGTTGCTGTTTGTTGGGTTCAAATCTAAGTCATCCAAGTTTAATTTCCCACTGTCGTGCGCCTCTTTAACACTTTTTAACAGGTTGGGGTCCTGACTATCTTTGCCCTTCCGGACTAAATAGAGCTTTGCCCGGCACTCAAGGGTGTACTCCCGCTTGCTTTGGTCATCGCCGTAAAACTTAATCAAATCAATCAAATCTTCCTCCTTCTTAAAGTTGACCTGCGCGGTTTGGTAGGCCGGTTTCTGTCCGGATTGGCCGGATTTTTGGCCGGATTGGTCGGGACCCGGTGCTGTCTTTAGGTGAACGGCTTGATACGTTCCTGCTGTGGCATAAGCTATGCTGTGTCGCAGGTCCTGAATGCTCGCACCATTAAGCACGTTCCTTTGCCTCTTTGCGCTTATTTCTGTCCTCTTTGAAGCAGGTTTGGTGCGTGCAAAATCAAAAGCAAGCTCCATGTCGTCGTCGTTTCGCATCATCGTTGGAAAAGCTAAAGCAGCCCAGTCCTCCGGTGATAGTCCCGTACCTTTTCTTTTTTGCGCGGCACCTTTTTTCTTTTGGCCTCCGGCGGTTGGTTGCTTAACGGGAGTATTTGAGCCTTCACCCTCATTTTTCAAATCTGAATTTTGAGAAGGTTCTGCCCCTTGGGGGGTAAGGGGGGTATTAACAGATTCTATACGTTTATCCGTATCAACGTCTATACGTCTATAAGATACGTCCCTTTGCTCGTCCTTTTGTTCGTCCCTTTTCTCGTACTTTTGTTCGTCCTTTTGTTCGTCCCTTACCTCGTCCTCTTTACCTGCCTTACCATGCCAAAAGTCCCAATTGACAAAGGTTACAAGGCTATATTTATCTCGTCCCTCCCACTTTATTACGTTAAAATCGGTCAAATCCCTAATAACTCGCCTAAGAACCTTGTCGGTAATTCCTGCGCCGTTACAAACTTGAGCGTATGTCGTGGTTAATTGTCCGGGATTTAATGTGTATTTTCCCCTATTCTGTTTTTGATAATTTGCCCTAACCAACAAAAACATAAATACAGAGAAAGTTGCCGGATCGGTTCTCCATACCTCGTCCTCAAAACACCTAAAATATTTTATCCAACTGCTTTTCATAAATAGCAAAACCCCGCTGCAAAGAAGGTCAAATCGGCTGACAATTGGCTGAGCGGCCTCCGATTCAACGCATCCCTACACGGGGAGTTTTTAAAATGTTAATCAATTACTCATTTGGCTTGTCAGGGCCTGTACAAATATACAACTATTCTTTTAGTTCCAAACACATCGCCTCAAATTCTTCTATGCTCATTTCTTTGGTCGCCTCCGGTGGCCTGTGGTTCAAAATCATGCACCGCCACTTTCCCGGAGCAGCGAAAAAATGCGTCTTTAGTTCGCCGTAATTCGCATAAAATGGGCTTTGGCAAATGGTGTACCCGGCTTTAATCGCTGCTGCTTTACAACGTGCTGCTACCGCGCTCGGAAAATAATCGTCATGCGCTAACCTTACGCAGACTGTTGGTAGGTCTTTCATTGGAGCAGGAATTTGTACGGTAGCTCCGGGCGAAATTTAACCTCAATTTCATGCGTTCCGCACGGATAGAAAAAATACCCCGTGTGCGCCTGATCTGTCCATTCGGATAGGTAAAGACAGGCCATGTGTACATCAACGGGCTTGTTCCCGGTCTTACGCTGCACGTATTGCCGCATTTCGTGTTCATCCACAAATCGGAGGGTGAGCGTTGCTGTTGTTGTCAGTTCGTGTGTCATGTCGTTTGGTTAGTTGGTTTAGTCAGGTAAGTTATAGTAAATTTCTCCCCAAAAATCCTGTCCTTCTTGGCTTTCATTCCAAAGGAAACTAAAAACAAGTGCG